GCTCTGCAAACCAGTTAGGCGTTTTACCATCAAGCGCTGCTTTGATGGCTATTCGCTGCTGCTTCTGCGTGTCGGATGTTCCGAACAAGAAGCCTGCGTTGCTAGGTTTCATTGGTCATCGTCCTCGTCAAGCTGCCCTGTCTCGGCAAGTTGCCACTCTTCAGCATCATAAAAACCTGATGCCAATTCGGACTTGATATAACTAATGACACCGCGCAGTGTGTCATCTCGCCAGCATATAGCTGTAGTAGTTGATGACCCCCAACACATCTTTGGCGGTGCGTCGAATGTAATATCCCAGCCCCACCCAACATCTCGATTGTCTGCCAAATCAATTGTTACGCCATGCGGATCGCAAAGCTCTTTGAGTTTCTCTAAAGTTTTCATTTTAGTTCTCCTATGTGTAACCCTTCTGTCACCTAGACATATATCATCCCGATAGCATATACAAGTATCAACTACATATATTTTGTAATGATTAACTACGGACTCGTAATGGACACCAAACAAAAAGCCCTGTTTGTAAGGATTGATACTCAAATCAAAGACAAACTTGATGAAGCAGCCAAAGCAGAAAGACGCTCTGCTGCCTCACTCATAGAAGCAATCCTTCGTGAAAAATTTGAGGTCAGCAATGAGCAAGGATAGGATGTATTGCGGTATAGATCCCGGTTACAAAACTGGCGGCGTTGCATTTGTGTGCGGCGATTGGGCTGAAGTACACAACCTTCCCCTCTTTGATGAAGGCGGCGTAAACTCGCACGAATTGGATTACATTTTCAATTCTGTGCCAATTGATTTTATCGTGATAGAAAAACAATCCAGCCGTCCAATGCAAGGCGTTGCATCAGCCTTCAAGCTGGGAATGGGATACGGACAGGTGCTTGCAACTGTCAGCATGATCGGCATCAAGCATCAGATCATTACGCCTGCATCTTGGAAGAAAGCCATGCGTGTTCCTGCCGATAAAGATGGCGCTCGCCGAATGGCAATACAGCAATTCCCTGCCCTAGCTGATCGGCTAAATCGTAAGAAAGACGAACACCGCGCAGAAGCTTTGCTCATGGCAGCATATGCAAAGGCAGTCGAATGATGAGTGACTGCCCAGACTGCCAAGGTCAAAAGCAAGTAGATGTTGGCGGCTATGCCAATTTTGGCAGAGGCTTGGAGCCTTATGAGCAATTGGAAGACTGCGAAATGTGCCACGGCGAAGGCGAAATTTCAGTAGATGAGGATCAAGAATGAACGGCTTTGAGAAGCACGAAATAAAACATCTGTCTGCATCCTCTATAAATTTGTGGATGAATGCGCCTGACGTGTGGGTTGCAGGCTATCTGTTTAAGAAGCGTACACCTATGGGGCCAGCACCTTGGCGAGGAATTTGTGTCGAGGATGCAGTTGTATCTGTTCTAACAGGTGAGCAAATAGACGACAGCATCAAGGCAAGCTTAGACAAGTTTGATAAGATGCACAAAATAGCTGATGAGGCGACGACCAAAGAGCGCGATATGATTGAGCCAATGACGCGCTTGTCAGTTGATGAACTCGTACAATACGGTACGCCAGAGTTTCCTGATGAGGGAAAGCAAGAGAAGATTGAAATAGGTTGCGGCCTCAATGACGACACAATCATTCCTATCATTGGATACCTTGATCTTGTCTTTCCTGATCATGGCTTGGTGATCGATCTCAAAACAACAAACCGTATGCCGTCTGCAATGAGTCCAGAACATCAACTTCAACGGTCAATATACTCACATGCAACGGGAAACTCTTCTGTTAAGTTCCTCTACGTCACGCCAAAAAAGACAAAGCTCTTAGAAGATGGTGACGTGGCTGACTGTCTTGCCGGGGCAAAGGTACAGATCCAGCGATTAGAGCAGTTCCTTGCTCACTGCCCTGACAAAGAAACAGCAGCGGCAATAGTTCCCCACAACCCAAACAGTTTCTACTGGCGCGGCGGTCAATCGATCCGCGCTGAAATCTTCAACTCTTAACATGTCAAACAGAAAAGGATTCAAACATGTTTAACTTAGACCAAGGACAAACAGGCGGCGGCGAAGGCCCATTCTTAGCGTGGTCAGCGCGTGGAACACAGGACGGCTCAGTGCCTGCTCGTACATTCTTTGTGCGCGACGCAAACGGAAAGACGCCAGTTGATATATCTGCCGGGTTCGTCATGGATCTGACGACGATCAAGACAGGCTGGCAGAAGTCAGACGGCATAGTAGGCGTGGCTCCCGAATGGAAATGGAATGCAGCCATATCAAACATGATGCCCTCACCGGGAGAAGATTGGAAGAAAGGTTTCAGCGTCCGTTGTGCAATTGGCGATGGACAGACAGCAGTTTGGGAACAATCGGGAACAGGTGCATGGCAGGCGCTCGTTAATCTTACTGCTGATCTGTCAAAGCAGCCAAGCGTAGACAAATGCCCTGTCGTGCAAATGTCAGGCGTAGAAGAACTGAAATTCAGTAAGGGCGGCACGTCCGTTCCAACCTTATCTGTCGTAAGCTGGGTAGATAGACCTCTCTCGCTCAGTGCTGAGACGCCCATAGCTGCGTTTGATGCTGGCGTAAATGCTGCTCCACCAGCAACAGCAAAGCCAAAGGCAGAAGCTCCGCTTTTCTAAACGACAGACAACTCGCCGCGCATTTGTGTTTCTCCTTCAGATGCGCGGCTCTTTCCAAAACGAGCAGATAGATGAACATGTCAGTGCAGCTTAAACCGTCCAACGATCAAATAGCAGACCACATTTCTAAGCTTACGCAGCGATGGAATGAGCTAGATCGTCCAGCTTGTTATGAAATCAGATGCCTCAAAGAAGGCTTTGCTCCATTCTATGAACGATTTATGGCTGGTGACACAAAGCAAGCTGTTGATCGTGCGCGGCTGATGAACGAGCAAGCGTATAACTGTTATGTGACAGTCAATCCGCTTGATCCAAACAGGATTGAAGGCGGTGGGGCTGCTAACGACAACGCAGTGTTTGCTTCGCTTTTCGCGTTTGCAGACGCAGACGATGAAGTAGCAGCAGGCAACATTAAGAATTTTGCTGGGCCAAAGTACAGCTTTGCAGTTATCACCGGGCATACGCCAGTTGTACGACCTCATGTCTATTGGGAGCTAGAAGAGCCTTGCTACAATATGCAGGCGTGGACAGGCTTGCAGAAGAGCATTGCGTCTAGCCTTGCAACTGATCCAGTAGTCCACAATCCATCACGCATTATGCGTCTTGCTGGTACGGTCAACTGGCCTACGAAAAAGAAGCAAGGCAGAGGCTACGCAGCAGAGCTAACAAGCATAAATACGAAATACGACGATGATCGTGATCCAATACCGTTTGAACGGCTCATCAAGGTTTTTCCTAGCATCTCAGAGCCTCTCTTGGCTTCCGTAGAGCAGCCAACAGGCTTTGTCTTAGATGCAGGCCCGGAAGCACTGAATAGAGCTATGGTGGCGGCTCAAATAGAGGCAGGCAATGATTGGCACAACAACATCATCAGGCTGGTTGCCAGCTACGTCAGCCGGGGATTAGAAGATAACGAAATACACGCCATAACAGATGACTTTACGCAGTCAGGTTATTCAGTAGCTGACACACAACGTGAAGTGCAGAAGGCGATCAACGGCGCACGAGCTAAGGGGTTTGCTCCGCTCAAACAAGAAGAAGTCTTTCAGCCTGTTGAAGTAAAAGTCAAAGCAGACGCAACTAATGAATGGCCTACGCTGTTTATGCAGTTTGATGTAGATGCCCTGCCTGTCAGACGATGGGTGTACGACCGTCATTACATAAGAGGGTTTGTTTCTGTGCTGGCATCAGCCGGGGGCATTGGAAAGACATCTCTACAGATTGTAGAAGCCCTAGCAATTGCAACAGGTCGTGATTTGCTTGGCGAAGATGTCAAAGAGCAGTGTAACGTCTGGCTGATAAACTTAGAAGATCCGCTAGACGAGATGCATCGTCGCGTTCTGGCTGCAATGCAGCAGTACAATATTAAAGAAGAGCAATTAGCTGGCAAGCTCTACCTAGATGCAGGCCGTGACTTTCAAATCAAATTTGCAGCGCAAACAAGAGATGGCCTGATGGTCAACGAAGCACTTGTTGAGCACATGGCAAAGAAGATCAAAGAGCATTCAATAGGCGTTGTAATGATCGACCCTTTTGTATCTGCGCACGAAGTCAGCGAGAACGACAACATGGCAATCAACCTAGTCGTTGATGCGATAAGAAGCATAGCTGACGAAACGCAAGCAGCCGTAGGCCTCGTGCATCATATCAGAAAGCAGAACGGCGTTGATGCAGATATAGATAGTGTCAGAGGCGCAGGCTCACTGATTGGAGCAGCCAGAGCAGCTAGAGTGATAAACAAAATACAGCCAGAAGATGCGCAGAAACTCGGTGTGTCAGAGATCGAAAGCCTTGGCATCTTCAGAGTAGACGATGGGAAGTCTAACCTCACGCCGCCTGCAAGCAAGGCAGTCTACAGACGTATGGTCGGAGAAGAGCTAACGAATGGCGATTACGTTGGAGTAGCAACGGCGTTCAAGATGCCTGATCTGTTCGACGGTGTATCACCCAAGGATGCAATGGAAGTGCAGCGGCTTGTCGGAGCAGCAGCCGACAGAGATGAGCCGTTTAGACAGTCACCCCAAGCAAAGCATTGGGCCGGGAATGCAGTTGCCGTTGTGCTTGATCTGGATGTTGGCGTCAAAAACGACAAAGCCAAGGCGTTAGCAATCCTAAAGAAGTGGATTGAGACAGACGTTCTCAGGCTCGAAATGATGCCAGACAAGCGGCAAGGAAGAGATGCGCCATGCGTTGTTGTTGGCGAATGGATCAGCCATCTGGAGATCAATTAATGGATAATACGACCCTTTCCTCACCTTCCTCACCAGTAGTGAGGGAGAGTGAGAAAGGTGAGTAAAAACAACGAATATCTCATCCTCCTCACCCCCTTGCATGTATATGCAAGGGTGAGGAGGAGATAGTGAGTAAGGAGCAA